ATTAACTTTTCTGCTTTATTTTTGGGATGATAGCTGATCTATCTGTTCGGAAACTCAACAGGATTGGCTATTCATAACTTGAAACTATAAATTGGAAACATTCACTATCTACATGTTGATGGGTCGATTATATTACTAATTACTGCCATTTAAATATAATTCTTAAGAAACAAAAGTTTGCCAAATATTGCTAGAAATATATAAGTTATCATACAAGCTAAGTATATAAAATACTCATTACAAAAATCAGTGCCCTCAAAATAATTTTCATTCATTTGTGTTGCTTTATCGTTTCTAAAAAACACTAATTTACCCTGTTCTTCACAAGCGTCAACATAGTAAACCCCGGAAAAATTACTTTTTGGATGTACATGAGGTATATTAAACGATCCTTTAAAATTTTTGTTAATCCATAAATTGGTTATTGTTAAATTTGTTTTCTTGTCTGCATTATAATTTTCAAAAATCCATTTTGCTGCTTTAATAGTAAATACTTTATTTAAATAAAAATTATTTATAGTATCTGTTTGAAAGCCACCAAAATTTGATTTTTCAACTCCTTTGTTAGCTATCTCCTCTTCTTTTAAAATTTTTAAAATGGTTTCGTCCAATTTATCATTTAAAATTTCAGTTACGATAATAGAATCGCTAAATATTATATGCTTATCCATTTTCCTGCGATCTATCTATTTGTGCGTAACTTATAGCACCTTGAATTTTACTGCTGCCTGTAGCAGCTGTTACCGTGATTGCATCTCCTGCTTCAAGGTTAAGACCCTGTGGGGTAGCATTTACTTGAGTTTTTGCAGCTAAATCTGATCTAAAAAATTCATACTCTGTACTAGAATCTGACGAATCTACCAAGTTCATGTTTACTAAAATAGATGAAGATGCATCATTGTTAGCGCAATAAACGCTTTTAACAATAACTGTTGCATCAGTTGGACATGTAAAAACTGTAGTTTTACTTGTATCTGTTTGTTTAAAACCTTGATTTTTATATTGTATGGTCATGATAAAAAATAATTAAAAGCATCTTGTTCGTTTTTAAGCTCTTGTTGATAAGAAGTATTTAATTTATCTTGCATCGTTCGTAAAGACTGACTTACCTGTCTTTGATTTTCTTCCTCATAATCAGGAGTCGGTTCTGGAATATAAATATCTATTCTAGCCACGTAATCTACTCCCGTAATCTGCACCTCTAGCAGCAGCAATTCCTGCACTTCTGGATGCTTTTTTTGCTTCAGCTTTTTTTGCAGCTTCAGCTGCGGATCCAGCACCACCCCTTTGTATATCTCTTTTATCTACATCTGCTGATGCTCTTAATGCCATTTGATTTTGAATACCCCTAGCCTGGGCCATATTTCTAGCGGCTGCATCTAATCTTCCTTGTAGACCTCCGTATCTTTGCATATCAAAATAATCTGCTAATGTTTTTGCTTGAGCAAAATCGGTATTTTGTAATCTACGACCTAATCCCGCTAATCCTCTTTTATCACCAAATAAAAAACTTCCTCCAGGAATTAAAGCTCCCGCTAAAAATTGAAATAAACCTTTTGTAAAATTATTCTTATTTTCTTTCGGCTTAAATCTAAATTCTTTTTCCAATTCTGTCATTGGTTCTAAACCCGTTAAGGGCTCTCCATAAGTAGGAGGATTTAACATTTCATTATATAAAGGTGCTAATCCTTCTTGCACATTTCTAGGCATTGTAAAATTATTATTGTATGGATAAATTTGTTCTAACATTATCCTCTCATTCCATCTGGTTGCACATCAGCTCTAAACGTACCGTATCTCCAACTTTGATCTGTTGAAAGGTTTGCTACTCTAACACTAGCAAACCTTGATCTTGCACGTGTGTCCACTTTATCAGTAGAGCTTGTAATTGTAAATGGTCCTAAAGGTGAACTGGATGCAGTGCTGGTTGGAAAATTTCTAAGATTAATTGTAATCTGTGCATCTCCTACAAGTCTTTTAAAATCAGGTAAAAATCTTCTCATACTCATGAAAAATTCTCCATCACCTCCCACAGATAAATCAAAGTCTCCTGATTGAATAAATGCGGGTATTGCTGTCTTATTACCAACACTATCTACTTGATCAACTCCAATTTCATGACCGTAATAAGTAGAAGCTCCGTTAGTATTGGTGACACCTTGTATTGTAGGAAAAGTAGGTGTCCCTGTTTTGTTAAATTCTGTTGCATAAGGATGATCAAATAAAGTTGCATCGTGAAATGTAGTTCGAGCTAATGATCCTGTTGTCCAAGTGTTTTCTGTATAATTATAAGTTACGACTCTATCAACATTATCAGAGCCGTTTTTAGGATAAAACCAACTAACTTCTTCATATAAATGATTTAAACCTGCGTACACTTGTTCACCTGCATCATAATTAATACCTAAATTATCTCCTGTATTAGTAAATACAAAATCTTCAACTAAGCAAGGAACTGACTTTACAGTACCATCAAATACAAAAAAGCCACCTGCTTGCCCCATCCACCAAACTCTACCATTAACATATTTAAGGGCATGTTGACCAATTAATCCACAATTGCTACCTACTTGCCTTATTGAAAATGTAAAAGGTGGGCCAACAAATTGCATAATATATGCAGAAGTATCCGTTAAAATTAAAATGTAATCTTTACCTTTTGCAGCTCCCACAATTTTTACTCCTGAGTCTAATCTAAAAGTTCCTGCTGTGTTGACAGATGTAGGTGTATAGTCACTTAAAGACTCTTGATCAGAAAATCTTATAAACATTTTATCTTGTGTTGTATCATCTCCAATAGTTGTTTCTGTCCCAAGAATTACTAAATGTCTATCTCTATCAGAAACAATCGACATAACTGATTTTGTTGGTGCTCCACTAACAATTGTTGCTCTTGTAGTTAGGGCGTTTGCATCAGTTGCAATTGGATTCCAAGAAAATGTTTTTCCATTTTTAATTGTTGCTATTAAAATTTGTCCAAAATTATCTAACGACCATGAAGCAGGATCAATAATTACATTACTGATGGTTGCTGCAGAACCCCAAGTTCCTCGTCCCCACGTTCCTGTGCCCCATCCATACCCAGCAGTTGCATTCACAGGTCCAGGTTTTACATAAGGATTGACTGTTGCTGATCCAGTTCCTGATGTTGATCCTGTAGCAGCCGATGCCATTGTTATTGTAAATTCGTTTGCTGATGAGGTAATGACTTCAAATGTATTTGTTGTAAAATCAGACGCTACATACCCTGCTCCAGTAGGGGGAGTTACAGAAGTAAAAGTAAATAAGTCACCCGCTGAAAGACCATGACCTGATTTATTTACAGTGACTGTTGCAGAGGTGTCTGTTGTATCAAAAGTACAAGAAGTCAAAGCTGTATCTAAAGGAGTGATATCATAAAAAGCACCCTCATAGTATATTAATAAAACTTTGTTTGTGCCTATTGCTGCATACCTTCTGCCGTCCAAATCGGCATAAACCAATTGTTCTCTTGCTGCACCTATGAATGTATTAGACGTAATTTGTTCCCAACCTCCTATTTTTTCAGGAGAACCATATCTAAATCTTACAAAATCTCCATCAGTCCATTGACCTTCTGCTCCGGTTTCTGTAACTTGTTTATTAAATCCTGGTGCTATTTGTACATTTGTTAGCGGCATAGCGTATTATAACATTTATTTACTACAAGAGAAAGTAGGCGTATTATACTTATAATTTGTCTTTTGGAGCATCTGTGAATATTTCTTCGTCACCATAACTTTGTAAATTTTTTGTTTTTTCGTCAAAATTATCTTGAAATTGAAAGGTTATTTTTGCAAGATTATTTACAAAATGTTTAAAAAATTTAGGGTCAAATATAAGTTTTTTATGTTTGTTAATTATTGCAATTTCCTCTTCTGCAAAAATTAAATCACAAGAACCATCTTTTTTTTGTATGAATTTCAATCTACACCCCAATATATTTTTTTATCCATATACCACTCTTTATTAGGACCATCTTTATTAACATAATGAAGAAAAGTTTGAAACTGGTAATCTCCTAAAAACTCTTCTCTCCAATGTTCTAATTCACAACCCAAATAAATTAATGCTTGACCAGGTTTTAATGTTAATCGTTTACCTTCCATAAAGATAGGCCATTCAGGGCCTTTACTATCTATAAATACTGTTGCACTTATTTCACATGAAGGACGATCTGTATGTTTATTTAAGACAGCATATTTTGTATATGTTCCCCAAAAAGCATAAGTAGGTAATAATTTTTTACCTGATTCTGTTTCCATAATTTTTTGTTTAGAAAGAAGTAAAGAATCCATTATAGGATCACTATAAAAACAAGTATCCATTGTATTGCTCTGTTGTGTATCAAAATTTTTATTATTCAATCTATGTTTAATTTCACAATAATGTTTGAATAATTCTATTTCTTCTATAGATAAAAAATTTTCTATTATTTTATATTTATAATCTTTGCCTATAACGCCCATGATACTATTGAGTACCTTTCTCCTTCAATTATTGGAGTAACTGTATGAGGAAATAAAAAATTACTTGGCCATATAATTATCCTGTTTTTAAGTGTTTTTATTTTTACTTCTTTATCACACAAAGGAAATTTAAATATAAGATCCCCTCCCTTAAAATTATCATTTATAAAAAAAATGCAACTAAATGTTCTAGGAATTTTAGGGGAATGATCAACATGAAATTGATAATGACCTCCAACGTCATATTTTAATATTTGAATATCATTAACATTAAAAGACGTGTTTATGTTTATTAAATTACAGTAATTTGTAATAGATTCGGAAAACATTTTATTAAGTAAATTAGCCCAGTGGACTTCTGTAAGGCTATCTGTTCCAATATTTTTTAAAGACCAAAATTTAGTTTTTCTAACATGTTTGTTAACAATTGTTTTTTTATCGTTATTTATTATACCAGCTTCTTTGAATTCATTAGATTCTTTACAAATTTTTAACAAAACTTCTAGAAGAGATTCTTTAAGAACATTGTCCACTATTTTTATATATTTTTCTAAAGAGTTATCTATTTCCATTTTTTCTTTGACCAAAAAAGTTTTTTGTAATTATTTAAAATGTGTTTTATACTAAAAAAATTTCTTGTTTTTAATTTATCCTCTGTTACTCCCTCTATTTTCATTTTCCAAGATTCTCTTTTAAAAGGAATTATTTGTACATAAGG